AATGAGGCCCAAACCAGCGCGCCTCAGTTCTATGCTGACTACGACTACCAGCACTGGCTGATCACGCCGACCCCGGCCACCGCCCAGACGCTTGAGGTTCTCTATTACGAGCAGCCTCGCTTCTTGGGCGATGACTTTCAAACCAATTGGCTTACTGAATACGCTCCGGACCTTCTGCTTTATGCGGCTCTGCTTGAGGCGGCACCGTTCCTGAAGAAAGACGAGCGCATTCAGACTTGGCAAGGGATGTACGACCGTTCCGCTCAGGCTCTGAACGGAGAAGACCTGAAGCGCATCATGGATCGTTCGGCTAACAGGAGCGAAGCGTAATGCCTATCTACACAGATGTGTTCGGCGGCGCGAACATTTACCCCAGCGAGATCAGCTACAGCTCCGTTGCCCTGACGACGGACATCACGCTCAGCTGGCCCGAGGAGACGTCGACCAACGTCAACCTTGCCACCCGCATCATGGACGTTACCCCGTCCACCACCGGGCTGAGCATCATCCTGCCCGACGCCAGCAAGACCGGCACCGGCAATACCATCCTGTTTAACAACCGTGGCGCTAACACCTTCACGGTGCGGGACGCGACGGGCGTGCAGGTCGTCACGGTAGCGGCTGGCACGCTGTGGCAAATCTACCTGACCAACAACTCGACGGCGGCTGGCGTTTGGCGCTCTCTGCAGTATGGCGCCACGACATCTGTTGCCAACGCCTCGGCTCTCGCTGGCACGGGCATCGTTGCCGTCGGCGCGCTTCTGAGCCAGTCGGTCCCGGTCACCTCGTTCAACTCCAACTACACCACCACGCTGGCTGACCGCGCCAAGATGTTCAACTGGACGGGCGCGGGCGGCACGCTGACGCTGCCAGACCCGGTCACGGTCGGCAACAACTGGTTCATCTACCTGCGCAACTCGGGCAGCGGGGCTATCTCTGCCGACGCTCCCGGCGTTTCGCTAATCAACGGAGCCTCGTTCCTGAGCTTCCAGCCGGGCGAGTCTGCCATCATCGCCTGCGACGGCGCCAACTTCTATACCATCGGCTTCGGCCAATCGGCGACGTTTGCCTTTGACTACACCGTGATTGATGTCGCCGGGACGGGCAACTACACGCTGGTCGGCACCGAACTCAACCGCGTGGCATATCGCTTCACGGGCCTGCTGACGGGCAACCGCAACATCATCGTGCCCGCCACGGTGCAGCAGTATTGGGTCGATAACCGGACCACCGGCTCTTACACGCTGACCGTCAAGACGCCCGCTGGCCTCGGTGTGAGCGTCGCTCAGAACCAGCGTGCGATCCTTTATTCTGACGGCACCGACGTGCTGGACGCTGACACGGCAGGCGTCTCAATCCCTCTCGACGTCTCTCAGGGCGGCACAGGCGCGACCACCGCAGGCGCGGCGATTATCAATCTCGGCGGCACGTCGGTCGGCATCGGCGTGTTCACTGCCGTGGATCAGGCTGCAGCTTGGGCTGCGCTTGGGCCCGCGCCTGTGGGCACCGTCAACGGCGGGAGCTTCTAATGGTCGACACGACGATCGTCCTCAAGTCTAGCCCCGGCATCAAGCGGGATGGGACCAAGTTTGAGGGCGACTTCTACGTGGACGGCCAGTGGGTGCGCTGGCAGCGCGGTCTGCCGCGTAAAATGGGTGGCTACAAGGCCACGCAGAAATACCTGACCGAGATCAGCCGAGGCTTCAGCACCTTCTCGCAGATGAAGTATGTCTACTGCCACTCAGGCGGCAGCAGCAAACTTGAGCGCTTTACCCTCGACTCGACCGGCAACAGCTCAATTGTCACCGACCGGACGCCTGTTGCGGTGGCTGGCACCTGCACGGTCACCCTAACCGGCGGCGCTGCTGGCTCGGTCGACACCATCAAAATCAATGGCGTTGACATCATGTCGGGTGCCGTTGCGTTCACGACCGACCTCTCAACAACAGCCACCGCCGTGGCGGCGAATATCACGGCATTTGCTTCGACTCCGAATTATACGGCGGCTGCTGTTGGCGCTGTGATCACAATCACCGCCTCGGCCACTGGCTCTGCATCAAACGGCGAGACCGTCGTCACCTCAACGACGATCACGACGAGCAAGACCAACATGGTCAACGGGTCTGATGCGATCATCTCCAGCCCCTACAACATGTGGATGTTCGACTATCAGTACGACTCGTCGACCAACCAGAACTATCTGATGGCGCATGTGGCGCCGAACATGGACTGCATCTGCAACTCAGCAGACGGCCAAATCTTCTTCGGCGAGGTTCTCGGAACCGGCGACCTGCTCAGCGTGAACCTGCCGCCGGACGCCAACGCCACGGGCGGCATCGTATCGCTGCACCCCTACATGTTTTACTACGGCACCGACGGCATCATTGGCTGGTCTGTTCCCGGGGAGCCGACCAACTTGACCGATTTTGGGAGTGGCGCGGGGCTGGCTCGCGTCTGGGGCCAAAAGATCATCAAGGGGCTGCCGCTGCGCGCTGGCTCCGGCACGGCCCCCGCAGGCATCTTCTGGGCCTTCGACGCGGTCATCCGCGCCACCTTCACGGGCGGCGCTACGGTGTTCCAGTTCGACGTGGTGGCGACCGACACCTCGATCCTCTCTCCGGGCTGCGTGATTGACTACGACGGCGTCTACTTCTGGGCCGGGGTCGATCGGTTTTTGATGTTCAACGGCGTCGTGCGCGAAGTCCCGAACTCCATGAACCTGAACTACTTCTTCGACGGCCTGAACCGTCGATACGCGACGAAGGTGTTCGGCTTTAAGGTGCCGCGTTACGGCGAAATCTGGTGGTGCTACCCGAAGGGCGACGCCACCGAATGCACCCACGCTGTCGTGTATAACGTCCGCGAGAACACGTGGTACGACACCGAGCTGCCGAACCTTGGGCGCTCCGCTGGCCAGTTCAACAACTCATTCGCCGCGCCGATCCTAACCGGCGTTCAGGGCGACGCTGGCGACTACCGCGTCTGGGTGCATGAACAGGGTGTTGATGAGATCGACGGCCCGAACATCAACCCGATCCAATCCTATTTTGAGACGGCTGACTTGTCGTCGCTGCCGCAGGGCAGGAACGAATATCTGCGCATCACGCGGATTGAACCGGACTTTGTGCAGAATGGCCCGATGACCGTGCAGGTTACAGGTCGAGCCAACGCCCGCGCGCCTGAAGTCGTCAGCAGCATCTTCACGTTCGTGGACCCCAAGGACGTGGTTGAGCCGCAGCAGCAGATCGTCATGCTCAAGGAGCAGCGCCGCGAACTCCGGGTGCGCTTTGAGAGCAATGCCGTGTACGGCGACTACCAGATGGGACAGATCATCGGGCACGTCTCGCCCGGAGACGGGACGGTGCTGGGATGAGCATTCAAGTCACTCTTCCTACGGGCATGGGGTTGCGCGACTGGGCGGACCAGATCGCTCTCGACCTTGATCCGTACGGTGCATTCGGTCGCCTTGACGACGAGACACAATGGCAGAACTGGGCTATGCAGTTCTTGAACAACATGAGCCTGAAAGAGAACTTTCCGGTTCCCTACAATTTTACCGACTGGCGTGAATGGGCAGAGCGTTTTGTCCAGACAATAGCGTAACGGAGCAAGACAGATGGAAATGCAGCAACTGATTCAACAAGCGGCCCAAGACCCGCGCTTTCAGCAGGCTCTGCAGGTTGCTCAGGCCGAGTTGTCGGACGCATCTCCTGAGCAGGTCGAGGAGCTGATCCAGCTCTTTGAGCTGATGCTTCAGAAGCCAGAGGAATATCAGGCTATCCTTCAGGCGGCGATTCAGGACGACATGGTCGAGCCGGAAGACATGCCGCAAGAGTTTGATGCCACGGTCATCGCCTCGGCGCTGGTCGTGCTTTATAAGCTGCGTGAGGGCGGCGGTCAGGTGCAGATGTTCGCTCGCGGCGGTCTTGCTGGCATGCGGACGCTGGCGCGTCAGGGTCGCATGGGCGACACCATGATGGCCCACATCTCGCCCGAAGAGGCGGAGATGCTGAAGGCGCGCGGCGGCGCTGGCACCATCAACCCGCAGACCGGATACCCGCAGTATTTCTCGCTGAAGAAATTGTTCAAGGCGATCCTGCCGATCGCTCTCAACTTCATCGCTCCGGGTCTGGGTTCGGCTATCGGTAGCGCTGTCGGCCTGAGCGGGGCAGCAGCCACCGCATTTGGCGGGGCGATCATCGGCGGGGCATCCTCTGCGCTGACCGGCGGAAACGCCCTGCAGGGCGCTCTCATGGGAGGCTTGGGCGGCGGCTTGGGCAACGTCGTTGGCGGCGCTGCCAACAAGATGCTTGGGCTGAACTTGGGCCAAGGCGCTCAGTCTATTCTGGGCAGCGGCCTTGTCGGCGGCGCCGCTGGCGCGGCCACCGGGCAGGGCTTCCTCAAGGGTCTGGGCCAAGGTGTGCTTGGCGGTGCGGTCGGCCAGCTGGCTGGCGGCATGTCCGGCCCCACGGCATTTCAGCAGGGTCTCGGCGCTGCAGGCAAAACCTTCGGCCAAGCCCTTACGGCTGGCTACGACCCCAAAAGCGCGCTGGTGGCTGGCGGCCTGAGCGGCTTGGCTACGGGGCTTTCGTACAAGCCGTCTGACGCTGCTGTGACCGGGCTGAGAAGTGGTCAGCAGCCCGAGGCACCCGCCAACCAGCCTGCGGCTCCCGGCACTCAGCCAACGTTCTTTGAGCGCATTTCAAACATCTTCGGCGGTGGTGACGCTGCTGGCGGCGGGGGCAGCGGCTCGTTCGGCACCCTCGGCAAACTCGCTTTGGCAGGCTCTGCGCTGTCCGGCCTGCTTTCCGCCCCGCCCGAGGTTAAGCAGGCGGCGTCGACGCTGTCTCCTGAGCAGCAGGAATACTTTAACCGCCCGAGCATCACTTGGGATTGGAACAAGATGCAGAACGATGCCAACGCATCTGGCATGAGCCTAAGCCAATTTATGGCAAGCAACTGGAACAACATCACCAGCGGCCAGTACAACGCAGCCCCGGCGCCAGCCCCAGCGGCTAACGCAATGCCTGCCACTGCGATGGCCCCGCCAGCCATGGCCCACGGCGGTCGCCACATGATGGCCAACGGCGGCTCGCCTCTGAGCGCTGTCGCCCGGTTCGCCCGTGGCGCTGGCACGGGTCGCTCGGATGAAATCGACGCTAAACTCTCTGACGGAGAGTATGTTATTGATGCCGAAACTGTGGCAATGTTGGGTGACGGCTCAAGCAAGGCGGGCGCCCAGCGATTGGATCAGATGCGCGAGAAAATCCGCTCTCACAAGGGTAAGGCGCTGGCCAAGGGCAAATTCAGCCCCGACGCCAAGTCTCCGCTGGCTTACATTAAAGGAGTTGCATGATGGGTAGCTTGTTCGAAGGCACGCCGCAGACGGCAACATCCTACGCCACATCGTCCACTGAGACGCCCAAGTGGATGCAGGACGCCATCTACAATCAAATCCAAGTGGCGCAAAACATCGCCAACATGCCGTATCAGGCTTATAACCTGCCCACCGTAGCGGAGCTTTCTCCGCTGCAGCAGCAGGCCTACGCCAACGTCGTAGCCAACCAAGGCTCTTGGGCTCCGGCTATGGGCAAGGCGCAGGCTGGCATGGAAGGCTTCAGCGGCAAAGGAACCGCCGATCAGCTTCGTGCGGAGCAGGCGCGCTATCTTCGTCAGGACTTGGTGAACAAGGGTCTCGACACCGGGCAGCAGTTGTTCGGACAAGCCGCCGGGATGGACATCGTCGGCGCAGCGCAGCCATACATGCAGCAGGCTGGAGCAACCACGGCGCAGGCTCTCTCTGAGCGCGCGCTGCAGGCTGCCAACCCCTACCTGCAGGCCGCCAGCCAGACCGCTGCCTCTCAGGTTGGTCAGTATATGAACCCGTACCAGACGGGCGTCATGGACGTGATCGCCAAGCAGGGCGCACGCAATCTGA